AGTATTAAAACTATCCAGGCAATTATTGTTCTATAAATATTTATACTTTTCATTCTTCTACCTCTTTTCTACTTTCTTTAAATTCTTTCGATAAATCATATATTCTTCCTGCTTTACTATGTGGTAAGTGAACTAAATAATAATTTTCTATTTCTTCATTTGTGAGATATTTAATAGCTTTAGAATACATATCAATTTGCTTGTAACACTTTTCTCTTTTTTTTGGACTTGCTACTGCATACGTTTTAAAATCAAATATAGCTTTCTGTTCAAACAATTCTTTGTTTTCTTCAAATAGTCTTACGAACTCGTCAAATTCCTCTGTAATGCCATCTATTCCATCTTCTAGCCACTCTTGTATTTCTTTATGAACTAAAGTTCCTTTATCTCTTGCATAATCTAAAGTTTCTTTAGAAATATGAGGGCTATCATAAGTTCCGTCGTCCAACAATTGAGTTACACTAGGCACGATTTTATTACCGACCCTATATGTATGCCAATCTGCATCAAATACTATGTCTGTTTCAAAATCATCTAGCCCTGTTATTAAATCTACACAGCCAGCATAAGTATCTGTATTCACTTGTTTTTCACAAAGTATTTTCATGCTTTCTTTGTCTTTCTAGCGATAACTTCTTTTGCTATTGCATTTGTCATATTCTCGAATTTGTCGATTTTATAATACATAAGCATATCTGGTATTTTAGCTTCTCCTACAAGCTTTGCTATTTCTTCCATTTGCTTTTTTGTTACTGGCTTATTATTTTCTTCATCAAGCTCTTTTTTCTCTTCTTCTGGTAAGTCTTCTCCTGCATAAATATATAAACCTAAACCATGTCTTCCAATTGCTTTAGTTAGACTACGTTGAATTGTTTTATTTACATCAAAGCTAGTTACATTTTCAAGTAAAATTGATTTATTTTTAAAGTCCATTACTGGCAACTCTTCAATATGTTCAATATCGTTTATTGTTACTCTTGTTTTAACCCAACAAGTCTTACCATCTGTGAAATAATTAACTGGACCATATTCAGTTTCTCTTTCGTAAATTTTATAATTGGCATTTGGATACAATTTTTTGATTTCCCCCCATGCCCATGCCCAAGATAAATAACTTAAATTACTCTTTTTTTCTACTTTTTCTTGAACGTTAATATTATTTAAAATTTCAAAATAATTCTTTTCTTTTACTTTTTCTTCCATTTTCTATTCCTCCTAAATATCTATATCTATTAAATAACCTTCTTCCAGAAAATCTCTAAAGTTGGCTTCCAGTATTTCTAATTTTTCTTCTTTTGTATATTCTTTTGGAAATGTGACTTTGGACTTATATTCCACTACAAAAGTCACATCTTCTTCGATTTCTTCTATTTCATCTGGAACAGGATTTTGTCCTGCTCCTAACTCTGTTGTATCCACTATTCATTCACCCCTTTTACTCGCAAACTTCCTTTTTCTAAACCTAATTTTTCTTCAATTTCTTCTATAGTCATTTCTAATGGTTCCTCAAAATCAATATGTGTATTACAAACTGTAACATCATTTTTTTGTGTACAACCTAATCCAAAATGATATTCACTATCGTGTCTGTAACATACATCTACATACTCTGTATCATATTTTTTACAAAATGCTTTGCATTTGTAAATTAAGTTTTCTAATTCTTTTTTCATTCTAAATTCCTTCTTTCTTTTTCAAAAATATTTTGTAACGTCTTTTAAGCCGTTCGATTAAGCATACCGTTTCAACTGTTAATCTAGGTCGATCAACTTTTAAACCACACCACCCACATAACTTTCTTTCTTGATTGTTTATAAAAGTCATTGTATGGCCACAAACTGGACAGTAATAATTGCTCTTTTGCTTTTCTTGTATGTAATCTATATCCGCTCTTTTTCTGTAAAATGAATCTTTTATCATATTCTTCCAGCTTTCAAGTCATCAAGTGCTGCATTCAGCAAATCGATATTATGCTTTAATTGCTTTATTTCGATTTCGTGCTTTTTCCGTTCTTCTTTGATTTTTTGAACAATCAATTTGTAATTACTTTCCGCAACTTGTCTGCTCGCTGTTTCTCTTGCAATTTCTTTTTGAAGTCTTTGTACCTCTTTTTCGTATTCTTTTATTGGCTCTATCATTTAATTCCCTTTTTCTTTCTAAACATTCTTTTTTTGTTCCGTGAAATACAACTCTATTTGTTGCATATCCGCATCCCCTTTCAAAGTCATGTTCTTCTTTTAATTCCCATAAAACAAACTCCCCGTCTTTTTTATCGATTTCGTAAGTGGTTATTTTTTGTTTCACACTTGTTTGACTCCTTCTCTTAACTTAAATACCCCCACTTTAACTTTTGTAAAATTACACTTCTTTTTTCCAACACAATCCACAAGACCGAGTTTCAACATTTCCGTAAGTCTTGGACTTGCAAAGTTTCTTTCGTTTGTTGGTGTGTAATGCAATCTGCACATTTCACATGCTATCTCTTTTGCAGTCATACCATCTTTTGAATTGCTGAGAATTTGCATTATTTGATGATATCTTTTTTTCTTATCAACTTTTTCTTCAGCTTCTGCTCTAGTCTCAACAAGTGGATTTATTCCATATTTTCTCTGTTCCACTTTTTATTCCTCCAATCCTAATTCTTCTATTCTTTTTTCTGCTTCCTCTTTTGAGTCGCAATATTTGTAATAAAAGCTTCTTGCCCATTCACGTTCTTCTTCGTCTAGTGGTTCTTTTTTTACTTCTTTTTCTAGCCAATCAGGACCTTTTTCTTCTTCCTTTTGGCTTTGATAGTATTTATTCTTCAATGCATCTTGAAGATATATTAATGAATCTGACCCCCTGTTTTTGCTATATTCAATTGCTTTCATGATTTCTTCATTGTTGTAAGTATCTGCAATTACTTGTAGCATTTCGTAATCTCTTGAATTTAGGTGCATTCGATAATTTTTCTGTATGTAATCAACAAATTTATCAAAACGCACGCGACGCGGTCCTTGACTCATTCTGCCTCCTCTAACTATAAAATACAGTTAAACTATAATTTACGCGTTCCCGTTCCATGTCCTTATCCATATCCTATTCCTATTCCTTATCCTAGGAAGACCCTGGCATCATTTTGGTTATAAGCCACTCTTAAACCAACCTATTCATTGGTTCGATTTTGGCTACCATTTTTGTATTGCTTGTAGCTATTATCCAAAACTGGTTTAATCAATATCCAGGCAGTTGCTAAATTCCCTGTAAAATTGGGTTCATAGTTATCTTCAAAAGAATATTTTATAATGGCTTCATACATTCGCGGTCTATCTTTTTTTGGCATACTTTCAACAGCTGCATAAAAACTTTTCATGAAGTTAAATTTTTTTCTTTCTTGTTTCATCCGCCACCTCTTTTTGACAAATTCATTAAAAATTGATATACTTTTAATGAATTTTTGTTATAAAAATTTTTCATTTTGACTGATTCATTGCGACTGATTCAGTCATTTTTTGTTGTGAATTTATCTGATTTGCTCTATATTTCATTCCAGATAAACCTAAAAACATAATTGTTATAAGTAATAATCCAATCATCATATAATCTTTAATTGACTGTTTTAAATGTAATTTCTTTTTCATTTTCTTCTTTCCTTTCTATACCCATTGCCTCGTCAAAGTACCATTTCATCACTTGACCTTGTATTGGTACTGATTCAGGATATTTCTTTTTAAATTGTTTGTTTAATTGTCTTATGATTTCATAAGCTTTGTTTTGACTTTTTTGTGTCATTTCCATGACATCTTGTACATTATAATATTTCATAATTCCTCCTTGGTTAGATTTTTTTAGGATATTTGCAGTATCCTTTTTCTTGTTTTTTATTTTCTCTCCCTTTAGAATAGATATCTGAAAGGAGATGATTAAATTGAATAAAATTACTGAATGTCCTATTTGCAAAAGTAAAAATATTGTTGAATTAACAAACGAAACAAAAGCTTATGGACTGGTAAAGGTTACTCCGCCAGCAAATGTAATATTGGACAACTTTATTCCTGTCAAAGTTTTTTGCTGTAAAGATTGCGGACACATTGAATTAAAACATGTTGACCCTAAAGTAATAACAATAGACAAACAATAATTTCCTAAGATTAGATACTCGCACTATCTAGTCTTTTTCTTTGTATATGTGTGAATATTTAGCAATAATTGTATATTCATTTGATGGTTTATGAGTAGAATTACAATCATTTATGACATCAATAAGTAAGTTTATAAATTCTATCTTTTCTTCTTCTGTTAAATTTTTGAATAAATCTAATAATGTTTCTTTCATTTTCTTCTTCCTTTCTAGTTCTTATTTTCTTGATAAAGTTCTTTGAAAATTGATTCGCATCTTTTTAATTTAACATTATCAATTAAATATGTTTCATAGCACTCAAACTTTTGCTTTTGTATTGCATATTCTTTTAAAGAATTAACCACTACATATACCAAACAAATTACAGCTATAATTCCTAATATTATCGAAATAATATCTTCTTTTTCCATTTTGATTCCTTTCTAACTTTTTTCTTCAATCTGAAAAGTTATGCTATCTTTTGTTAATTTTGTTTTTGAAACATTCCCATTTTTTTCTACAATTGTTTCTACACTTTCTTTGGTTTTAATTTCAACTTGTTTGTTTAATGGTATATTTACTTCTTTACCATCAACTATTACTTTTTTCATACTATGTCCTTTCTAACTTTTTTCTTCTATTGAAACATCTCTTTTTTCACTTTTAGTGAATGCTTTTTTCAAAAAAAAGTCATCAATATTGCATCCTATAGTCACAGCAATTGCATTAAGTTTGTTAATACTATAATTCATAGGATTATTTTCAATATTAATATATGTTTGCTTTGTAATATTCAGCTCGCCCGCAACTATTTCTTGTGTCTTTCCGAATTTTTTTCTACAAGATTTTATATTGCGAGATACCTGTATTGGATCTGTTTCCATAACTTACCTCCTTTCATCATAGCTCCATTATATTTCACAGAAAGTGAATTGTCAAGGCTTTTTTTACTTTTTGTAAAAAAAAGTTTTACTTTTTGTAAAAAATATGATATTCTTAGATTGAAGGGAGGGGTTTGGAATGGAAAAAGATTATTTTCCACAAAACTTAAAGTTTCTTTTAGACAGTGGAAAAATAACTGTAAAAACTATTCTTAATATTACTGGAAATAACAGTCCAGGTCTAATAACAATGTGGAAAAATAACGAACGGCAAATAACAACAAAAGATTTAGTAACCATAGCAAATCATCTAAATTTAACTGTTGATGATTTAATTAATAAAGATTTAAGAACTCAAAAAACGTCATTTGATAACTTAGATGTACTTTATAGTAAATCAAAAAATTTATTAAATGAAACGGAACTTGATATGATACGCCATTCGATGCAACGTGCAATTGAAAGATATGAAGCAGAAAAAAGTAAAGGAAATTAGAAAGATGTGCATATTATGAAAATTAGTGTTAAAAAAAGTACTGGACTATTGCTTATAATATTTGGTATATCATTTTTTGTAACTAAATTTGATGAAATTGGAGAATATATACTTTCATATATATTTGGGATTACATGTATTATCTTCGGCATTAAATTTATAATAAAAAAAGATGATAATTCAAATGAAACAATTACTAAAAATAATAAAGATGAAACTATTGAAAATAATATAGAAAAAAAAGATGATAATCTACTTTATGAAATGAGTTTTAAAATTGATGAGTGTGAATTATATAAAGATAATATTAACAAAATTATAAGTGTTTCAAAAGAAGATATTGAATTATATGATGGTTTAAGCAATAAAGAAATTAGAGAAAAATTAGAATATTTTGTTGACGAAATTGGCGAAATTGACTCACAAGAAACACCTGATATTAAATTATTTTTAAATGAAGCAAAAACAACTAAATACATAAGTATTAAAATGTATCATAAAGATTTTGATAAATACCTAACCATTGGTAAAATACCTAAAGAATTTGAAGCACAAATTATTCCGTTTCTAAATAAGAATATTCTTATTTGGGGAAGCTTTATTGGTGGTAAGTTCAAAACGTTAGATGATGATAAAATCAAAACTATTCAAAAGCCTATTTCGATAGAGCTTCGGATAAAAATATTCAATCATTAATGAAGTACAAGCAGTATCGTACTTAATAAAAGAATTGAAAAAGGAAGGTATTAAGTATATGAATATTAAAAGTTTAATTAAGGGAGAAATCAAGCAACAAGAATTATTAAATTGGTATAACGCAACTATTTTATATGATACACTACCGCAAATTGTTAATGGGTATGTATTTAACTATGATGGGGTTTATTTTATTATACTAAATAATAGTATAGGTCTTAATAAAAGAAAAAAGACACTACTACATGAATTAGCACACATTGAGTTAAACCAATTATGTCAAATAGATAAAGATTTATTTGCTTTTCATATAGACCAATACGAAGATGAAGCAAATAAATATATAAAAGAAATTATGAAAGGAAGTGAAAAAAATGTGTAAACTAGGAGATATTATTGTTGTAGAAAAATATATTGGAGATGACGGTAAAATAATCAATCAGCATTCTTTTGTAGTAGTTAGCGATGAATTTGGGGTAATAGCTGGATTAGAATACACTATGGTTGCTTCGGCAATATCTAGCTTCAAAAGCGAAGAGCAAAGACAAAAGAAACTCCGCTATAAAGGTAATATAGAACTACCTATTGATGCTATGGATAAAAAAGATTTTAAAAAATCATCTTATATAAAAGCTGACAAAGCATTCTACTTCAATAAAGAAAAAATAGATTATTATGTTCTAGCTTCACTCAAAGACGAATATATGGATGAATTATTGAAGATAATTCTTAAATTGGCTTCTGAAGGAAAACTAGAACAAATAATTGATAATTTATAATTGACTCTTGACTATGATTTTTGTATAATAGAGACATTTTAATTGTATTTTACTTTCTTTTTGAGTATAATATAATTAGAATAAGGAGGGTGATTATTATGGAAAACAAGAAAAAAAGTGTTATTCCTAAAGGATTTTTCAATGCTCCGCGAAAAATAGTCACATCAAACGAAGCTTTAAAAGATGTAATTCCAGTAAATTGGAATCAGGTCTTAAAAAGCAGAAAAGAAAACAAAAATCAAATAGTCAAGCTAGTTAAAAAAATTTAACTAGTTTTTTATATAAAAAATCCCCTACTTTCTGCAAATAGTAAGGGTACGGAGCATAGAATACTCCTAAGAAAAAATAACCTAACCAAGGAATTACTTTTTCTATGTCCTTATTTTATCATAGAAAAGGTTCCTTTACAATTAAAAAAATTAAAAAAGGAGCTGATATTATGGACTTAAAAGTCTACAAACGAACAAGATATCAAAATATATATAAACATATTAAAAATGGAAATTATATTATTTCTATGAGCAAACCTATTAAAACAAGTATAAGTAGAATTGACAATATGAAAATATTTTCAATTGAAGAAGCAATCAAAATAAGAGATAATGTTGCTATAAAGCAACAGAGAGCCGTAGAATCACTTCATAGAGAAGATTTTGACACATTGTGGGATAAATACATGTTTTGGTGTAAAAACATTGATAAGCAGGCTTATAACACACTACAAAAGAAAAATAAAATATACAATAAGCATTTAAAAAATAAGATTGAAAAACCTGTTTCTAAAATCACTAAAGAATATATAAGCGAATTTATAGATAATTGCGTTACAACCGACAAACAAAAAAATCATATTATAAAAGAAGTTAAAGCTTTTTTTAACTGGTGTATGGATGATGAAAGAAAATATATTTTAAAGAATCCATTATCTAAAGTTGCAAAATACAGAGTTCAAAATCCTGTAATGAAGTTCTGGACACCTGAACAGCTAAAAATCTTTTTGGAAACTGTTCATAAAGACTTCGATAACGACATTTTAAAAACCAAATTTAAAGCACATTTAGTCTACACGTTAACGATTATAGGTTTTTCTCTTGGAAACAGAATAGGAGAAACAAGAGCATTATATTTTAATTCAATAGATAAAGAGAAAAAGATAATTCATTTACTACACTCTATCAATTACAATTCCACTTCTGAGGATTTTGTATCTAGCACCAAAACTTACGAATCAGAAAGAAATATTGATATAACAGATAAAGTAATCAGTACTGTTCAAGAATATAAAGATTTTTTGATTAGTGAAATGCATTATAATGTTAAAGATAATGATCTAATTTTTCTTAATTTTGAATCTAGAAAACCGTACAATGATGCGACCTTAAGGAAACATTTTAATTATTATATCGATAAAGCTAGTGTTCCTAAAATTAGAATGTATGATCTAAGACATACTTATGCGGCTACAATGATGAGTGAAGGAAAAGAAGCTTATTTATTTAGTCAAAGAATGGGACATAAGAATATCAAAACCACTATTGACGTTTACGGGCATTTATCAAACGAAACGAGAAAGGAGGTAGCTCAATCTACTGATAAATATATCTAAAAAATAATTTTCGGAGTAATTTTGAGAGTAAAAATTGAAAAAGTCCCGTAAATACGGGGCTTAATAGACTAAAATGGTGGCTCGCTCGGGATTCCTCAAAACATCCACATTCCCTTAAAATAAGGGCTTATCAGTGTTAGTTGTTACTCTTATTTTATAAAATTACTCCCAAAAATTCCACTTCGGAGTAATTTTGGAGTAATTTTTTTATCAGTAATTTGAGTAAAATTTTATGAACAAATGCAAGTACTTAAAACAAAAATTAAATGGTACTTTTGAATGTAAAAAAACAGGAAAAATAATAAATATCAATGATTGTAAAAATTGTAAATATAAAGAATATAAATGCACAAAAATTAAAGATAATTGTGCAAAAGCTAGTAAAAACAGACAACAAATGCACAATAACTGCGCAATTAAAAAGAAAACTAATAAATTATCTAAATTAGAAAGAAATAGATATTCTGTATTTACTGATGATTTAGAACATTGCATTATTTGTGGAAATAAGAAAGATAATCTACATGAAGTATTTCCAGGGGCATATAGACTACGTTCTATGAAATATCATATGGTATTACCACTTTGTGCTCATCATCATACTCAAATGCATGAAGATATAGAATTAAGTTTATATTGGAAACGATCCTGCCAAAAAGAATTTGAAATGTCTCACACAAGAGAAGAATTTATTAAAATTTTTGGAAAAAATTATTTATAGAAAAAGAAAGAAGGAATTTAAAATGAATAAAAATTATAACGAAAAATTAAAAAAGATGAGTGCATCTATAAAAGAAAGATTTGAAAATACTGATTGGGAAAAATTACGTCAAGAACATTATCAAGAAGAAATTAAAAACTTAAATAACTTTTCGTATTGGTATCCTAAGGTAAAAGATTGTGGAATTAAAATGGTACAATCAAACATTTATCAGTTTGATTATGAAACATGGAAACACTTTAATAATTTAGAAAGCAAAGAAAGTGAAAAATACTGTTTAGATTATTTACATGAATTAGTAAAAAATGATTCAATATGTAAACAAAACAGCTTTGTGAATATTAAAAATGGAACGTTTAGTAATAAATTTGATGGTTCCACTTGCTTTACACGTAAGGATAAATTACCAGAAAATTTTTGTACTTTGCAATATGCTTCACAATGTTTAGAAACAAGTGGCACTAACGAATTAGTTATTCGAGAAATTATACCTTTTGACAAAAGAATAACTCCAACAATTTATAATGGATTACCATTTAGAACAGAATTTAGAGTATTTGTAGATTTTGATACAAGTGAAATACTTTATATAGTCAACTATTGGGATTATGATTATTGTTATGAAAATTTGCATACATTAAACGATAAAATAATTTTTAACTTCATGAAAGAAACGATAGAAAACGATTACAATGAATCTAAAAATCATGTCATTCATTTAGTAAAGGATTACTTATTAAACTATAACTCAACCCAAGAAAACAAATTAATAGGTCGATGGTCTGTTGACATCATGAAAAATGATAATGAGTATTATTTAATTGATATGGCTATTGCCTATCGCTCTGCATACTGGAATCCAGATTTAATAAAAAAAGATAGTCTCTAAGGATTATCTTTATTTATTTGATTTGTTATTTACCAATATATTATTAAGTGCTTTTGTGATATTATCCTTAAACAGATAATTGACTATTATTGTTACTAGTCCCAAAATTTCAAGTAAGGTGGCTCCAATAAATATATTTAAAACCACTTCGGTATAATTAAGCCATCCTATTCCTATAAATATAAAAATTCCATTTATAACAAGTAATTCCATTGCCAACATAAAAATCAGTACTTTTGCATATGTTTTCTTTAAGTGCGTGTCTTCTTCAATTACATTGCAAAAAGTATCTATTGCTTGTGAATCCAGTTCTACTCTTCTAGCTGCTTCATCAAACGATTCAGATAATTTTTCTTCTTTTGATATGGGTTTTTTACTATTTATTTTAGAATATAATTTATCTATTTTATCGAAATATGTGTTATCATCAATTAATTCTTTTTCTTCAGTTTCATCTAATTCTGGAGTATCTAAATCATATATTACTTTTTTTAAAATCTCATCTGAATTATTTTTATTCATATAATTCCTAAAGTCATGAGTCTAACTGTCATTGCAGAGTCAGAAACATTAAATAGTCTAGAAAGTTCTTTAATAGATGGATTTATATTATATAATCTTCTTAACATAGATTCTTCCATCAATAATGCCCCAGCAAAGTAATCAGCTCTTTTTTCTCTATCATTCTTTGCCCCGCGATAAGCAACGTCATAATGTAATTTATCTTTGCTTACATCCTTTAAGAAAAAATGTGCTAATTCATGTGCTAAAGTAAAACGTTTCCTACTTTCAGGCTCACTTTCTTCTATCAAAATTTGATACTTTTCCTTTTCTTTATTATATTTAATTGCTCCAGAAATTCCTTCAGGGAGTTTTTCATAATATACTTCAATATTATGATTAGTAGCTATTTCTATTAAATTTACTGGTAATTTTAACATATCATTATTAATTAATATATCTTTTGCTAAGTTTTCTAAAGTAATATTAATATGCTTAGCCATTTCTACCACTCCCCTATTCTCAAATTCATTGTAACATATTTTTTGGCTTTTGAGAATAGTCTTTATTATTTCCCATTTTCTCTTGAAAGTCAATGAAAATCAACTCCTTAATGCTAAAATATCATAAAATATGTGTCGAATATTCCCGAAAAAAGGCGAATCTCAAAGCACAAAAAAAGAGGATAATCGCTAAGACTATCCTCGATTTTTTATTCAATAACTGCATCTTTCGATATTATTTCTTTTTTCTTTCTGTTTGCGATTTTGGTTGGATTAACTGGATACCAGCTCTTAACTTTTAAAACTTGCCCAGAATTTACTCTAACAGCTACACAAACATCAGAATTAATTTTTTTATAATACTCAAGTCCTTTTGTTTTCGAATTATAAAATACATAATCAGGTTTCTTTATAATACTATTTAAACTTTGGTATACTCTTTCAATTTCTTCTTCTGTTCCAAAATCTTTTAAATGTTTATCTACCACATGTTGTTTCCTATCGTCAAATACCAAAATCGGTTTATTTTTATGTTCTGGTATTTCCCAATAATAAGCGATATCTTCTTTTAAAATTCCTACGTACTTATAATTCATATTAACTCCCTAATTTAATAAAGCCCGCCATTTCTGACGGACTTTTAAGCAATTGACTGGGCATCACTCCAGTATCTCATCAGGAACTCTTGCGAGTAACTTACACTTAAGACTTACGTCCGTGATAGACGATGACTTTCTATCCTCAAATTGCTCTTAAACGATAACATAATGATTAGTTTTATACTGTCGTTTTTTGTCAAAAACCCCTTTAAAAAGTTTTCTTGACATCTTTAATTTAACAAAAAGTTTGTTAAAAATCAACAAAAAGTTCTATTTTTTAACTTTTTTTGTCATCTTTTTTATATTTCTAATTTTTGACCTGCTTTAATTAAGTTAGGATTAGATCCAATCACAGATTTGTTATCTTCATAAATCTTTTGCCACGTTGTATTATACTTTCTCGCAATTGATGACAATGTGTCACCCGATTTTACGACATAGACAATTTTTGTTGCTTTTGACGGAGTTCTTAGCATTTCGTTTACTTTAGCTTGTATTTCAGAATAATTATACCCAGAAGATGTTAATCTATTTTTTCGGTCGTCACCATTGCCCCATTTGCCTGCAATTACTTCCTTTGCGATTTCTTCTGCAGATTTTACTGCAGAATTTTCGTTTTTTACTGCAGATTTAGGCAAGTCACTATCAATGTAAGGTGTAGGATTTATTCTTACATCTTTTTCATTTCTTACTTCAAAATGCAAATGTGCTCCATATGCATTGCCTGAATTACCCATAAAACCAATTACTTGTCCTTGTTTCACTTCTTGTCCCACTTTGACATCAACTCTGTTCAAGTGAGCATACAAAGTATAATAACCGTTATTATGTTTGATTTTAACTGCATTACCATAAGAAGCATTGCCTGTTGAACCTTGGTTATTTTTCATTCCAGTTTGAACCCAAACTACTTCACCGTCACTATGTGCAATAATGTTAGCTAATTGATTTGTTTTTTTGACTACATCGACCGCTTGATGTTTTGTTGCATGAAATCCGTTTGTAATTTGATTTTCAGCATTTTCTAATATTCTACTCATTTTTATCACTTTCCTTTTCAACTTTAATTTTATTTTCAGCTTGTTTTCTAATACGTTCAATTATTGGTTGCAAAAATGGTGGCAATGCGACTCCCATATCGTTTAGATTCTCTAAAATGGATATAAACTCATTGCAAACAATCCAAATGGCTACAACACACGCAATAAGGCAATCAAAAGACAACTCAATTCCAAGTTGGTGAAATGAATAATTTATCAAAATGTCCATCATCGCTCCAACAAAAACAAGTGTCCACATTCCTATTTTTTTAAAAATTCCTTTGATTCCTATGCTAGAATCCAGTTTCTCTCCTCTGTATTTCGTTGCTAATAAGCCAGTAATATAATCTGTTATATTTGTACCGACCAAAAGTAAAATCGGTATCGCAAGTAATCCAAAGAAGCTAAAAAAAGCACTAGTTAGTGCCGTAAAAATACCTTTAATTTTTTCCATTTTTTATCACATCACTTTCTTTTATTTCTTCATATATATCTTCTGCACTCTCTATTGTCATTGTTTCTGGAATATATGCTTTTTCAAAATAATAAGGAACATGCTCACGAATTTCATTTCCAAATTCGTCAATGTAAGCTTCTTTATATACATCAACTTTTGATTTTAATAGGTAGCCTTTTTCTGCTATCAAAATTCTCAAATTATTTTCTTCTATTATTTTCATTGTACTATCCATCCTCTCGATGTAGCAGTTGCGATTGCTTCTTCACTTGCTTTCAAAATGTTAGATCCTAATGTTATAGTTTTAGTTTCTGTGATATCTTGAACATTCAACAATAAATAATTGATAGATTCTTCAGATAGATTTAGAGCTGTATTTAAAAGCAAATTAGTTTTTAAATTTTTAAGTCTTATTTCTGTTAGTTTTTGACAATAACTCAAAATATTATTGACATTCGTAACATTCTCTAAATTCAATATTCCCAAAAGCTTTTCTAAATTGCTCATTTCTGTAAACATATTTTGCATATTTGTTACTTTTGATGTATCAAAACTAGTTAAATCTAATTTCTTTATTTTTGTACAAAAAGTAAACATATAACTCATATTCGTTACATTTGATGTATCAAAATTGCTTAAATCTAAATTTTCTAAACTTCGACAGCCTTGGCATAATCCATTCATTGTTGTTACGTTTGAGGTATCAAACGAACTTAAATCTAAACTTTTGAAATTGCTTCCGTAAAACATAGCACTCATATTCGTTGAATTTGAAGTATCAAAATCGCTCAAATCTAAATTTTCAATATTTTTCATTTCAGCAAACATATAGCTCATATCTTTTATATTCGAAGTGTCAATGATTTCAGTTTTTATTGTATCCAAAGTAGAGCCACGAAAAGATACGTTTGTGGGTTTAATTTTTGCATACAAATATTGAATATCTTTTTCAATTATTGTTATTTCTTTTTCTTCATCTATCTCTATCATTTCACACCTCTATTACACGAAAATGTCACTTCTTCTGTCAATTTTAAAGTACCTTTTACGATGGTTTTAACAGTATTTCCTTTTTTTATTTCGATGTCAAAAACATAATCTCCATATCGTAATCCCTCTGTATCTGCTGGTTCAATAATGACATGATAATAACCTGTTTCACTATCGTAAGTAATTGTACCGTCTTTTAAAGATTTTTGAAATAAAATTTTTTCTGAATAAATTGACTTTTTAAAAGTCATATACATTTCGTCGGCCTTTTCAAATATCACTTCTTGATTTTCAGTTTGTCTCGAAAACTTTAATTTTAAAGTATCCCCTCTTGTCATTTCTAATTTTTCTTGATTCATGTTATCTTCTCTCCGTTCTAAATTATAAAAGTGATATGAGCCGATACATTTTCATATGTTGCTTCGACGTCCCAGTTGAAGAACAATATTGCTCCGTTTTCGTTTACTCCAAAAAATATTTTTGAACTTGAATTGCAATAAGCGGGCATTACTATGTCTCTTGAAGGACGACAACCTACTGGCAATTGAGCTACAACATTTTGAGTATAACCTTTAAATGATTTCTTTCTTGGAAGTGCTGAAATTTCAACAATATTTCCTTTTTTTCTATAATAAATTGCCCAATCTTCATTCAGACAAATCCATCCAGTATCTTCATCAATTCCTTTTGAAATTCTGCTTTCTAAATCGTTCATAGCACTTTCGCTTAAAGGTGTTGCATTAGGTTTTCCTTTACCTATCCAATTCTTTTTAATAAATGCCATAATATCCACCTACTAAAGTACCCTCATCTCTTGACAAACTTGTGTATACTGTACGTAAGTTTGTTTGGTTGTTTAACCATACAACCCTACGAACAAACAAGTCAATAATTTTACTTATTATTTTCTTGAGTTTTTTCATTTTCTTTTTCCTCCCTTTCTTTTAATTGAGACTCATATCTCAATTCTTCATTTTGCATGTTTTCAAGAACACTATTTCTAACAGGTTCTAGAACTTGTAAAAGCATATAATTTGTTAAGCCGTGTTTGGATGCAATTTCGTTTGCGTTTTCAAACATTTCTTGCGTTGCTTTTTTCATTGTTACCCCCATTGGGATTATAATTGCTTCATCTTTTTCCTTTCTATCATTTACTTTACTCATTTAATAGCCTTCTTTCCATTTTATTATTTAACTCAATTACTACTCCAAGCAAAAATTTTGCTAAGTGTTCATGAGCAATTTGTTTAAACTCAATTCCATTTCTTTTTGCGTCATAAAAAGTGAAATATTTTTCGATGTTAGGAATTTGTTCTAAATAATCAATGATATATCCATAGTCTTGTTTTCCTTCTTCGAGTTCATCTATGTATTTATAATCGTATAGTTCGATTTGCTTTAAAATTTCAAGAATATCAGATGTATCCTTTTTACTAATTTTTTTCTTCGTATTTATCGTAGAAGGACTTCCACCAACAGTTAAAATACGATTATTTGCGTATAAGCCGTCAACATAAGCAGCTCCTCCGTTTGCAGTATTTAGCGAAATTGATTGATTTATCGCAATTTGTCCACCACTATTATTATTGATATAATTTCCACCAACATTCAAATTTCCAGAGTGAATATAACCGTCCCAAATTCCTACCGCTCCTGATGACATACTTGAGCCACCTATTAATATATTTCCGTTTGCATCTAAAACCAAATTACTATTTTCAGTATGTATTGTTGCAATTTGAGAACCAGTATCTCCATTTGAAGCAGAATTTCTAAACGATAAACCATTTGATTTATTAGATACGTTAAGTGCTGAAACATAAGGATGATATGCACTACCACTCAGCATTCTTAAAAAGCCTGTTCCGTTATTGATGCTAAGATTTGCTGAACTAAATGTTCCTACTGTTAAATTGCTTGCATTGATTCCGCTTGTTACTAAAGTACCACTTATACTTCCACTAGTCGCAGTAATTTTTCCAGATATTTCAGCATTACTGCAATACATTTGACCATTTCTTCTAACTAAAAAAGTATCTGTTCCATCAATGCTACAATGAAACACTCTACTATCACTGTTATCGTTTGCGTAATTAGCAACGTTAACTGTATACGTTTTACCATCTGCTTTGTGTGATTGAGTTATTGAAGTAGAATTGATTGTCCAGTTGCCAATTTTTCCATTATTTGCAGTAACAGTTCCAGTAAATGAACCACTCGTTGCAGTTATTTTACCAGATATATCCGCATTTTTTGCAATCAAAGTACCATTTGCAGTTACATTAAAATTATCGGATTGGATAACTATATTTCTTGATTTTAGATTAATAGTATTATTAGAAATTATATTTAAAATATCATTTGCTGTAATATTGATTTTATTAGCATTAATGCTTATGTTTTCGTGGCTTTGGTTAATACTAGAAATAATTTCTCCACTTTTTACTGTTTGCTTAAATTCGCTTGCAGTTTGCGTTCTAAAAGACTCAAATTCTGAATTTTTTACCATATCCTCTATCAAATCGGCTGTCTGTTTTCGATAAGTTTCAAATTCTTCCGTTCCTAATTTTAATTTCAAAGAATCGTTAATATATTTCTCCGTTTGAATCCGATTACTTTCATATGTTACCTGAGCAACAAACTGATCTGAATAAGGATTTATTGAAATAGCTCTAAATTCAAAGTATGCTTGTTCAAAAGATAGCATTCTGATAATATAATTTCCTTCTTTCAATGGAATCTGCGGATAAGAAAATATTTTTGTTTGAGGATTTTCTAAAACATATTTCTCACCAGCTGAATTAATTCCAATTCTTTTGATTACTTTACATTCTCTTGAAGAATTATTTAATATAAACTCATCATAAGTTTCTCCCATAACCAGTAAATCTTCAGGAAGTTCATAATCAACTATTTCATTTGTTGTTGTATTTTCAAAAATAACTATTCTTGAAATCAAATATAAGTCATCAGCAGGATACAAATCGTCATTTGGATACAAATATGCGATATCTTTTGTTGTTGGATGTATCACAAGCATAATAGGTTCACTCGTTGCAACACTGTTTAACGATACTGCATTTTCGCCTTTTACAGAAGCTGTTAAATCAAAAGAATCACTTATTTTTCCTTCTATTCTCTTTAGATCTATTTCTAATTGCGTTACGGCTGCTGATGTATCCGAAAGATTATTTAATTTTAAAACTAAATTTTCATACCCTTCAATTAAATTCGTATTCAATTTTCCAGTAGTTATAAAGTCAGCCACAATCTGTCCATCTTGTGTAATTGCTGTTTCATAGGGACCATCAATTCCTGATTTTGAATATCCAAGTCCGTTTAAATTCCATCGCCACACTTTCGTGGCAGTATTAGGGTCATTAGTATCCATTATGAATAACTCATTTTGAGTTTTATATACATATCCACCCATCGCTGAGGTTAAAAGTAGTGTAGCATTTTCTTTGGCTTGTGCTAAAATCTCGTTTGGTTTGATCTCTTCTGCTTTCTTTTCAAAATTGCTAATTGTAGTTGATAAGGAAGATTTAGCAGTACCAATTTCAAAGCTATCTATTGTTTCTGTTAAAGGATTATAAACTGTTTTTATTATTCTGGCTTCATACTCTAAACCCAAAATTTCTGCATGAATTGTATCCCCTAATTTTACTTTTTCTAAATTAGAATAGTTTTTATATTCTTCTGTTTTAGATAATTCAATCCAATTTATTTTCACGTTAATTGACGGTTTATCTCCACCTTCAGCAAAAAAATCTCGAGCTGATTTTCTCAAAGCTTGGTATGCTTCCTCTAAGTCATGAAAAGCATTCTCATCTTCTAAATCATATCTTATCTCACTAAATTCTATTTTGGCAACTTTAGGAGTTGGATAATTGCTTATAAGTGGACTATCAACATATTTTTCAGGCAATGTTAGGCCGTCAAATCCCACAGGACATAACCTTGTGAAAGTACTACTAATATCTGTTAATATTTCTATTCCTGTAATATTTTTTCCTATACACAATTTCACTCCATTGTCATTTCCAATTTTTTCAACTATCTGAATTTTAAAATTATCTCTATCCAGCTCTGCTTTAAATAAGTTTACAACAGAATTTTCTAAATCTCCCAAAAAAACTTCTGCTACATTTCTTCTAACATATCTAGCACTTTTTGATGTACTAATTGTAGATTCCACAAAAAAAAGAGTTTCAAAGTTTGCTTTTGACAAAATCCAATTTCCAAATTCTCCAGCCGTTTTATTAGTGGGAGCAGTATCATCCAAAAAGTTATCCTTTAAATCGTAAAAAATATGAAAAGCATACACTTTAATAACATTAAAATCTTTAATCACTTTCTTTATTCTAAATAGCTGATTTTCTTTTGTTCCAGAATTACATTTCACAATATTTTCTTCTACTAAAAAATCCGAATTATGTCCGTTTAGAATATATTCAAAATATAGCGAATATGCTCCATTTATTTCTTCTGTCACATTTGCTTTTAAAATATCTGTTAAAAATCCTAAACCATTGTCTTCAAAATCAGTACAATTTGATAAATAAATATTCATAAGTAGGCCTTTCTATATGCTACTTTAAATTCTGTGACATTTCCAACATAACTGATACTATTATTCCCAGGAATAAGATATGGAAAATCATATTGCATTTTATTAGAAGCATTTAAATCATTATGAGTAATTATTTTTTGCTTACAGTCTAAAATATATTTTCCATCTATTTCTTTTAAATTAAATGATTTAGAATTAATCGTAATACTGATATTTCCTGTTCCAGTTATTTCTATAGTTGGATACATATTTGCATTTGCATCTGAAATTTCTAAAATATCATTTGCATTTTGGACATAATAACTTAGTACATCTTTATCTTCGGCTATAGGATTTACTAAAAATTGAACAATAAATTTTTTAAACATTAAAACTTTTTCAAATGATATAGAATTTTGAATAATAGCTTTATACTCCCTTTTTCCATCGAAAGAAAGTGTTCCATATCCATCTAAAAATGATTTTATATCATCAAAATTTGTAGTTTCTTTAGCATGGCATTCTACTGATACAACAAAACTTTCATACACACCTGTATCCACACTGAGAAAACCATTTCTTCCTTCTACTTCATAAATGTTTATTTTCTTTTTAGCTTTAGATATTTTTGGTGGAGATTCCACTATAATTCCTTTTTCTTTAAAATCAATCCCATTCCATTGAACCATATTAAGCACCACCTTTCGCTAAAGAAGAATTTTTTCTATAAAACTCTAATTCTTCTGCTAATGCTTGTATATCCTTTTCTGTGTTATTTATAAACTTATCAATATTAAGTATTAAAGGATTAGAATTTGCAGTTGGATTGATAGTAGGATTTACAGATGCTTGTACTTCACTATTTAAATCACTCATTGCACCGTTTACATCTGATAACAAATCTGGCATCTCTTTTTCAAATCCAGCTCCAATTCCTTTAGCTAAATTCACACCAATTTCATCTCTCATAACTCTTGAAGGACTGTGAATGCCAAAAATACTTTTAATTGCACCTGTGATGGTTGACCCAATACTTTTGACTTTATTAACAAGCCAATCTTTTGTATTTGAAATCCCCTGCCACAATCCTTTAAGTAAATTTGCACCAATATCTACAAAACTTGAAATTCCCTTTCCTAAAGCCGATATCATAGAAGTAATAATTTGCGGAATTTTTGAAATTAAATCTGGTATTCCTCTTATAATTCCAAGAGCTAATTCTGCAATAATTCGTATACCAGCTGATAAAATTTGAGGCAACAAATTTATTAGAACAGAGCAAATTTTAATAATTATTTCTGGAAGTCTTGCAATTAGTCTTGGCAAAGCATCCATAATTCCTTCGGTTAATCCAACTAATATTTTTATTCCAGCTTCTATTATTAGATCTATATTATCTAGCAATATATCTACAATTTCTAATATCACGTCTACAATAGTTGGTATTAACTCGGGTAAACTTTCAGCAATTCCATTTGCTAATGCAATAATTACTTCTATTCCAGTTTTAAGGATCAATGGAAGATTTTGAAGTATAAATATTACTAAACTATTCATTAAATTTATTACTAAATTTGCTAGCGGTTGAACATTATTTTGAATCATTTGCAATAAGGATGTTATCATATTCTGAACCGCTGTAAATAGCTGTGGTAGTAGATTTATTAGTAAATTAGAAATCTGTGGTAGCATAGTTTCTATCAAAGTTGATATTCCAGTTAAAATTTCTGGCGCTAATTTTAGTACTGTATTACTAAGGTTTGTTAAAAAATTACCAATTGCTTTAGATAATTGTTCTGGACTTCCGCTTCCATTTAAAAAATTATCAAAAGATGATTTCATAGCATTCATTGAACCACTAATTGTTGTTGATGCTTCTTTCGCTGTAGTACCTGTAACTCCTAAGTTTTCTTGAATTGCGTGAATTGCATTATAAACGTCATTTAAATTTTCAATGTTATACTCTACTCCAGTTAATTTTTGAGCATCAGATAATAAATGTTCCATTTCCGATTTTGTTCCGCCATAACCGAGTTTCAAATTATCTAACATGGTGTAATTTTGTTTAGCAAAGCCTTGATAAGCATTTTGGATAGAACTCATATCTGTTCCAAATTTATTAGCATTATCTGACATATCTTTAAAAGCCATATCAGCAATTTCAGCTGCTTTGGAAGTATCTCCACCTAAAGACTGTAAGAGACTAGCACTAAAAGAAGTTACTCCAGCCATATATTCATTTGCACTCACTCCAGCTGTTTCAAAAGCTTTGCCTGCATTTTCAACAACTTTTTGTGCATCTTCGCCAAATAATGTTTCTACTCCACCAATATTTTGTTCTAATTCTGCATAAGAATTTACTCCAGCTGCAACAATACCTGAAACAGCCGCACTTGCTGTAGCAACAACTTGTCCAACTTTTTTTACGGTTTCGAGTGCGATATTTCCTACATTCTTCAAAGCACTATTTAATTTTGTCAAATCAACTTTGTCAAAACTTGTTTTTAGTGCATTCCCGATGTCTTCTTTTTTTATATCTTTTAAGCATTCCTTCATTTTTCCCAACTCTTGATTTATATCAAGATTTTTTAATTTATCTACGTCATTTTTTAATTTTTCAAACGTATTACTAAATTTTGCAGAATTGCTTAACTCATTATTTAATTTTTTTATTGCACTTTCAGATTTGGTTATTTCAACAGATAAAGCTCTGTAATTTTCTTTTTGCTCTTCTGTTAAGGAATTGTAACTTCCCATTTGCCTTTGAGCCTCTTTTAGTTGATTTAATCTGCTAGTTGATTCCTGAATATTTTTCTTTAACAATTCTTGCTTTTGAGCTAATAGTTCAGTGTTTTTAGGGTCTAATTTCAAAGCATTATTCAAAGCTTTTAATTCACTATTAGTAGAATAAATTACTTTGTTAGTAGATTTTAAAGCATCATTTAATTTTGTAGTATTTCCATTTATTTCAATAGTAATTCCTTTTAAATTTTTACTTGCCATTTTTGTTCTCACTTCCTTTCATAAGCATTAAAAAAACTACTCCAAGATAAGTAGTAGTCTTTTTACTACTCACCAAAGAGTAGTTTTAATTAAGCAATTGTTACTTTCTCATATACTTCATTAAAGAAGTTAGCATATGCTTCTTTATTTTCTGAACTTTCTGGAAGTAACACTCGAACTTCTCCGTCTGTTTCACGAGCCATTGCATTTATCGTCAAACTATCAGTAGAAGGTTCTTTTGAAGATTCAATAGTTTTTGCTTCATTTTTAGGACGTGAACAAGAGCAATTGTAATACCAGAATTTTCTTCCTTTTTCGTCGCCGTCTATTTGAAATCCAAATGCAAACGATGTAAATTTGTCATTTACATTTTCAAAAAGTGCTCCATTAGTATCCTTAGATTCACCTAGTATCTTTTCACGAAATTCATCCGTAATCAAAGCTATTTCCAAATCTCCAGAATATCCATTATTAGCATAAGCAGAGAAATATTTGATATTATCTGCGTAAAAATCATTAGAATCACCTTGTGGATCTAACGAAATGTTTACTGCACCCGGAACTTTAAAAATATCACCATAAGTATATTTTCCGTTCTCAACTCCTGTTATTGGAGCAATGTGAACGTTTTTTAATCCAAATTTTACTTTATTCATATTTTTACCTCCCATCTAAATTTCATAAAAAATATGATAAACTTTTTCGTCGTTATCCCATATTTCTGGTGTTTTTTCATATGGAATACCATTTTTAGTCAATAAATCAGATATTTTGTTTTCTAATTCTATGTCTTTGTTACTTGTTACAAGTTCAATTTCAAAATTAAAAAAAACAGTATAAACTACATTATCTGCTTTAAAATTATCTGGTGATTGTTCTCTATAAGCCATGAATGGTGGTTGCATGATCTTATTGTCTTCAAAGTGATCATAAGCCACTGGAATATCAACTTGTTTTAATAATTTGAAAAGTTCTTTATGTTCCATTTTAACCTCCGTTTTTCACGATTTCTTCTACACCTTTTTCAAAATTCCTGCAACATTCATCATGAACTGGTTCAATATGCTTTTGTTTGGGAGTGTACTTACCACCATTTCTTGTCATATGTTCTCTTTCGAGCAAATGAGTTAATTGGTAATCTGTAGCATTGTGAATAATACAATTTACAAATCCTTTTCCTTTAGTAGTTTTTACTCTCCAACCTTTCGCGTATCTTCCTTTACGTGAAGTATTTTTTTTGTTTTTAGGTGATGTAGCCTTTAATTTAGATTGTCCTTCTTTTGCAACTTCTAAAGCTTCTTCTGTAATAGCTTCTTGGATATCGTCTGAATAGTCATTTAATATTTCGTTAATATCTAAAATGGAATTATATTTATTCATATACCTGTTTTCTTTTGGCACACCAAAACTAAATTAAATTTATTTTTGGAGTCAACGGTTCGTATTATTGAATATTTTTCATCATTCCATTCAATTTCTTCTTCACCATTATAGTTGAGTCTTTTAATAACAAATTCTATAGAAGGACTTAACCCTGATTGCATAGCATTATAAAATTCACTTGTTTTTACACTTTGCTTTTTTGCGTATATTTTTTCAGATGTTTCAGAAGAAGAGACAACATTTCCAATGTCATCTTCTTCTTTTTTTCGTGAAATAAGATAAATGATTTCTGTAAACTCCATTATTTATACTCTCCCAAATGCCTTAGCACATCTTTTTGAAGATTATAAGAATTAGAATACATTTCACTATTATTAACATCTAAAAAGCTCAAAACATAAGTAAGAATCGCAGTATGAATTAGAGCATCGTCATCTTCAATTTTCTTTTCAGCTATACCAATTGCTTTTAAATCAGCTTCACAAGACTCTATATACGATTGAATTATTGAATCAAATTCATTATGACATATTCCTTGCATTTTTTTTATTTCTTTTAGCATAGCCTGTCACTCACTTTCTTATTCAGCCTTTTTTGGTGTAGATTTAAGAACAGTAGTTTTTCTACTTAGAGTAAAATAATCTGGTCTTGCTTTACCATCGTAAATAGCATAACCACCATAAGTTGTTTTGCGTCCTTTAACTGTTCTCTCTTTATCAACTCTAGGAGCTACAACCTCGTTTAAAATATAATTTCTCATGTTACCTGATACAATGTCATCACCTTTTAAGTAAGGATCAACAACAATTGAAAAACCACTAACTGATGGAACTCCTGCTAAGAATGGGTAGTTACCATTATTGTCTTTATAAGATATAATGTCTAAATTAGTTTCAGTTGAAATATAAACTTTTGCCCCTATTCTTGCATCTTCTGATAAACCTCTATAAGCATTTAAAACTCTTTCAATAGCATTATCACCAGTTGCAATAGCAGTTAAACCATTAGTTATTCCTGTTGGTTTATTTTGACCATCACCATAGATAACCGCGTTGACTAAGGCCTTGCCCATTTTATTTGCCAATTCATCAAGGATGAATGCTATAAATGAATCAACAGCCATTTCTTCTAATTTCCAAGTAATGACAATATCCTTTGCAAGCTCCCATCCAGTAAGTTGCATATTTCTAAATTCCATTCCTTCATTTTTAGTATCTTCTAATTCTGCATACCATTCAGCATCATCAGAACTAAACAAATAGGGTAACTCAATATTTCCTGCAACCTGTAATTTTCTTATATCGTTAAAAATTGGAGATTGTTTTGAAATTAATTCCATTAAATCACTTCTAACACTTGTTGGAATAAATAAGCCACCGTTATTAATTCCTTGTGTGCTTTCACTAGATGCCACAAATTCAGTGGAAATTGTTGTTACTGCATCTCCTAATGCTCTTTTTTCATCTTCTGTAAATTTATCATCAGATAAACCCATCATTTTTTTTGCCCAAGCACTTCTATACTCTGGACTCGATAAATTGAATTTCTTTTCGTTCATTTTTCTTTCCTCCTTAATTTCGATTTCTTTTGCTTCTAAACTTTTCTCTTCAAGTTTTTGAGCAATTTTATTTCTTTCTTCGGCTTCTTTCAATTCCCTTTCTTCTGTATTTAAAGCATCAATTTCTTCATTAAGTTTTCTTACTTCTTCTACATTTTTCAAATTCTCTAAAGAAGCCTTAATTTCACTCTTTCGAGCTTCAATTTCTTGTAATCTGTTCATTTGATTACCTCCTATTCTTTGACACTCTTTAAAGGCTGTTTTCTTTCCTGTTATTCCTATCCAGGATTTATTAAACGACTAGTTCTTCTTTCAAATTGCTATCCAGCTTTTTTTAATTCAAACAAAAAGGACACTATCCAGCATCCCTTCATTCATCGTATTAACCTAATTTTTTTAAGAGTTCTTTTTTGGCATCCTCTAATTCCGATTTTTTTTGCTCATATTGTACTTTTTCCTCTTTAAAACGTTTTTCAGTTTCCTCTAAAGAACGAGCATAAACAGAAGTGCTATTATAAAATGGTTGGTCAACAACTGCTACATCATACAATTTATCGATATCAATTATTGTTCTTGTATCCGTTTCATAATCCCATTCTTCTCCACGAGTTGTAAAAGCAAAACTCATCTTATCTAATAAGCCGCTTTTAATTCCTTCATAAATTGATTTATGTTCAGGAATATTAGGATTTAATGTTGCTTTCATTTTTAATCCTTTTTCATCTTTTGTAAGTTCTAGAGATTTATTTCTTGTTCTTGCTAAACACATAAATGAATCATTGTGATTATATCTAAGTACAACATCAGTCATATCAGTATTATCAAATGCCCTTTCAGATATTATTTCAGTATATCCATGAGCTGCAGGACTGTTGAATACAACTGGATAACCTTCTATTACCATTTCACCATCCTCAATAGCTCTCATTTCTAAATCTAGATTTAAACATCTTACCTCTTTATTTTTCATTTTCTTCATCTCCTTTATCATTAATTAGGTGAATCATCACCAGTTTGATATTTATCTGCAATATCACTATTAATGTGATTCAAATCTTGCATTATCTTATCTCCATTTTCAACTGGTTCAAGATTTAATACTTCTCGCATTTCATTAATTGTCATTACATTGTTAGCATATCTTAAAAGATTTATTTTTGTATTATTACTTGCATATTGAAGTCTGTTGCTTGTAAATATTATTTCATTACCATGATAAACCTCAGTTGCAGTAAATAATTTATTACTAAATTCTAAACTCATTTGCAATCCAATTGGTTCCAAAACACTTTCATAAAAGGCATTCCATTCATCTTCGTTATATTTAGATTGAACAATTTCTTCACTAACCCCATAATAAGATAATAGTTTATTATCAATATGTTCTATTTGGTTATCATCTGCAGTTTTAGGTTCAATTTTTACAGGAATAAAATCAGTTGTTGCATCTAATCCACCGATTCCACTCTCATCTGCATTTTCTATAAAGTCCGCTACAAATTGATCTCGCATTTTTTTCACATCTTCTGGTTTTAACATTGCTTTAGTAGACTTAATAACTCCTTTAATAGATTGAGTCGTTTTAATAGCATTTATTATTCCCTCATCTAAAACATGTTTAAATGATAATGTTTTAATAATTGGACGATTATTCCCACCCATAACACCATCTTCTTCAACAAATCTGGTCAAATGAATGCAATCTTTCAATGCAACAAATCTTTCTTTTCCATTTCCAAATCGAAATTGTAAGTAAATATCGTTTCTGTACTCATAAAACTTAATAGATTGATAATGAATGGGATATAAACCTAACACTTTTAAATTTTCATCTTTTAAGATATAAATTATCGAATTATTGTATAACTCTAATTCACTTATTACTTGATAACGAAATTTATAAGCATTTTGTAATTCATTTGGTCGCTTGCTTAATAACATTTGCAAATTTCCATTTACTTTCTCGAATCCTTTTTTACCATTTCGAATATGAATGGGATTTAATTTTGCACCATTTCTAGCAATTGCATCTACACATGATCTTATATCTGTATCATCATAAAACCTACCATCATAATTAGTGAACTGACTTTTATATCCATTTAAGAAATACATTTGGGTAGCAGTAGATGGAGCTGTAGTACTATTATTGCTACCAAATACTCTACTAAATAAACTTCTCTTTTCTTTTTTTGTCACTATTCATTACCTCCTATATAATCTAAATATTCTTGATTTTTTTCAACAAAAACGCAGTATGCGTCAATTAAGCTTACTGCTCCATCAATTCTTCCTCTTGCTTTAATTTTAACTGGTCTTATATTTTCGTTGTCGTCTTGCTTTATTGCAACGTTTGATAAACACCATTTTAAAATTGGATTGTTATTGTAATTCACTTTTTTATCAATCAAATCGGCCTTTAATTGTTTCATAGGGCTTGACATCGTTCTAGCCCCTTGCCTAACCTCTAACATATCGAATCCTTGTTCTTTCATGTCATCGCACCAATATTGAGCACTCCAAGAATCGTAGCCAACCCATAGTGGTCTCAAATCAAATTCTTGAACTTGCTCAACGAACCATGCAGTTATATCGTGATAATCTACCTTTGCTCCTTCGCTTACTCTTAGCCAACCATTTTTTAGCCAGATATCGTAAGGGATTTTATCATCTTTAATTTTAAAATCCAGATTATTACTCGGAATCCAATACATTTGCTTCACTTTAATTTCTCCGCACTGGTACCCTAAAAGGGTAGCACATGTTAAATCAGTTGTGCTTGATAAATCGCAACCACCGATGCAATAGCAATCTTTAAACTCTGTATATTTTTTATTATGATTCAATTCTTCGAAAGTAAGCCATGCTTGTGTATCATTTTGCCTAACGTTAAAATCCTTACATAATAAATTTATAAGCTCTACTGGATTATTTTTTGCTCGATTCACTTTATCACGCAAATCTTTGATTGACTTAATTGTTCCAAGCGATGGATTTGCTTTAAACCAAGCCTCTTCATCGTCAATTTCTTTTGGGTCATCAAGTTCATAAATAATCGCTAGAAGTGTTTCATCTTCTATTTTGTCTTCTATAACTTGACTTGAGTATTCGTATTCATTATCAAATACGTTTTCACGAACTGTTCCCATTGTAGATGTTTCTAATAACAAAGGTTGCTCTCTGGCACTCATTGAGTCGTACATAACGTCTAGAAGATTTTTATCTTTCCATGCATGTACTTCATCAGCAATAACACAATGTGAATTTAAGCCATCTAGTGAATTGCTATCACTTGCAAGTGCTTTAAAGAAAGAATCAGTAGCATCATAAAACATACCACCGACCAAACATCGAATCCTTTTAGCTAAGCTGGGCGATTTCTTAATCATTTTCTTTGATTCTTCCCACACAATTTTGGCTTGTTCTCTTTTTGTCGCAATTGAATATACTTCTGCTCCCATTTCATTGTCTTTAGTTAGCATAAAATTCCCAATTCCCGAATCCATTGTTGATTTTCCATTTTTTCTAGCCACAAAGAATAATCCTTTTTTATATTTTCTTAAACCGGTATCTTTATCGACAAATCCAAATAATGCCTGAACGAATGCTTTTTGAAATAATTCAAGTTTTAATGGTTTCCCTCCCCATTTACCCTTTGATTGTCTACAATACCTTTCAATAAAATTGATAGGACGCAACGATTTCTTTTCATCAAATATATATGTATGTGTTTCAATTTCGCCAGTCAACTTATTAAAAAAAGAAACCGTTTTTGGTTCCTTAAGATCTTGAACTAATTTCTTATAAGCTAAAGTTACTTTTTTTCCTACTTTATTTGGGTTCTTTTTTATCCACTCATAATATTCTTCAATATAAGTCATTATAAATCATCTTCATCAAATTCATCTTCATTGTTAGAATTTTCTTTTGGAAGAATATCGTGAATTTGTTTAATAGTAGAATTGTAATTTTTTATAAGTGAATTGTATTGATTTAAAGCTGGATTAGCACGTTCTATATCGTAAGAACCCTGACACATAGAAGTTACAACACCTTTTTCTTTAATATTTTTTTTCAACTCATTAAGTGTTATTTTCATAAATTCTGCCTCTTCAAGTAAAGTCAATCCTAACTTTCCTTTATCAGAATCCATTTCTTCAAGTGTCTTTTTTACAAATTTTAAATCAATTTCTTTCTTTTTCGCCATGGTTCACTTCCTTTCTAATATCATAGGGGGTTATGTAAATTTCTTGCATATTTTTTGAAGGCTCTGGCACCGTTGTCTCCTAAGCACTCACAAAATCGTTATGTGGGGGGCTTATCTCTTGGATATCAGATTACCATCTTCATCAAATAAGACATCTTCTCTTGTTGCTAACGAATTAAAATGTTCTTTATTATGACAATCAATACATAGTCCTTCAAGATTATCTTCGCTTAATGCTATGCTATTATCATTAAAGTTAATATCTGTTAGATATTCTTTGTGATGTACTATTCCTTTTAATCTTTTTTCTTTTGGAATCCATTTACTTAATCCATCTACATACACAGGTCTACTACATCTTGCACATAAACAATGTTGTTTTAACCAAATATAGTACCTTTGTTGTTTCCAAACTTTACTTTGATAAAACTCTTTTCTTGTCATTAGTAGCCTTTTCTACTTTATTATTTTTTATTACCGCTTTCTTTATCTCTTTTACTTCTTCTACTAATCCTTGCTCAGATAATTCTTTATATCTCTCTTCATCAATATATATCTCTTTATCTTTAGCATAGTAGAACGGCTTAATTACTCTTACTTTTATCATCATTGATTCCTCCCTCATTTTTTTATATTATTCTATAATCTGACATTTGTAATAAACATAACCATTTATTTTTATAAATAGACTATTTACACATTCCTAATTTCAATTCATCTATATTCATATACTCACCTATCCAAACATTTTATCTATATCTTCTTGAGACGGTTTCTTTTCTTTGTCCTCTACAGTTGATAATAAGATATTTATAAGTGATACAAAACTCATCTGTTTCATATCATCAAATGTTATGTTTAATCTTTTGGCTAAGGCAACTATCTCATATTCACTAATAGGTTCACTATCACTAGACGAACTATTAATTTTTATGTAGTTGCCTTGATATGGGTGTACAAGCTAATTCTATCACTTCATTTATCCATGAACTGTCATCATACACACTTGCGATACCTTTTAAAAATGATTTATAATCACTTACTTGTGTATCATCTGCTTCTTTTATCATTATGTATGCAATTTTTAAAAGCAATTCTGTAACATGATCTAAATCTTCTATTGAATATTCAGAATCATCTTCTTTTTTTGAATCTATTAACTTTTGTAAATCACTTAATAAGCTTCTTCCCGTTTCATCTTTATATGAAAATTGTGTCAAAGCACTTGAAGTCATTAAATAATCCTTTCCATCTATAATAATTTTTTTCATCTAATCATTCCTTTCCTGTGATTATTTTTCCTGAACCTGTTGACATTGTGTGTACTATGTGATATACTTAATATGTAATCAAGAAAGATTACTAGAAAGTGAGGTTAGAATGACAATCGATTTAAAGGTTATCAATATCAAGATAACAAAAAAAGGAATTGAAATTGCGGTCACAATTAAAATTCCATTCATCAATGATTAAGGGCTTTGCCCTTTCTCATCAATTATGTTATCACAATTTCAAACGATTGTCAAAAATGCTATGAAAGAAAAATTCAATCAAACCAAATACATCACAGAATACTCAAAAGAACATTATTCTAGAATTTCTACAAAACTGCCAAAAAAACTTGTTAGCGATTTTAAGGAAGCTTGCCAAAAAAATAATGTTTCAATGAACAATTGTATTAAGAAGCTTATTGAAGATTATATCAAACAATAAGCTTCTTTTTTTGTTTATTCATATTATCGATACTTCCAATAATTCCTAAACAAATAACTGTTCCGCATATAATTAAAGTAATCATAACTGCATCACTCATTCTTATTCTCCCTTCAACATTTGCATCTTCCCTTTCCGTTCACATTTTACAATTCCAATATTTTGAACATAATTAAAAAAAATCAAAGTCTTTTTTCTTTGATTTGTTATCTTTCTTTTTATTCACAATAATCATTTCCTTATAAAAAAGTTTTAAATTTAATTGCAATACCATTTAAGATGACATAGATCTAAAACTTTTGACATAAATCTAAAACAAATAAAAAAGAACTATTTCTAGTTCATGTAATTACATTAAGGGTTGATTTCACTCAACTCTATGCAAACGAAAGGCATACAGGTTATGACCAACGTGGAACCCGTTCGCCCACGAGAATGAGATTTCTCCCATCTGATTTTTGATTTATAGTCCTATCAGCCAAAGACTGTATCATTTAAGATACTGTACCAAATAATAACCCGTTCCCATTTGCCGCCATAGCAGTACATACGATTACATACCATCGTGGTCTGTTTCATGTATTATTATCCAGTACACTACCTTAAAAGATAGTGAATCAACAATATATACTCATTAACTAATAAA